TTAAATCGCGTCCACAAACTGAATAATTTCCTATAAGGGAAAATATCAGTTCGGACCATTAATTACCACCCATACCACACATGACCATATATGCACACGCGCACCCTCTGCTATAAGGGTTTACCGATGGCCATAGCTAACTATAGGGAAACATAGGGGAGCATAGGTGGGCAGAGTGGAGCACGTATGGAGACACATGAAACCTTAATGATGACACATGAGAAGGTCCCGGGACCATTGATGGGCATTGATGAACACGTATGAACACGTATGATTATGATGGGACACGAGTGACTGTGTGGACTGAAGGGTGCTAAGGGGTGCTAGTGGTTCTTGATGGGGGGTATGGTCCCTTTTTGAATCTTTATGCTCAATACCCATCCTGCCTGAAGATTTACATAATTTTCCCTATAAGGGGTTATAAAAACACATCTAACCTTTCCTATAAGGAGTACACAATCCACACAGCCACTAATGCCCCACTAATACCCACGGGGGGTACTCCCATTTGTCATCTTGTTGTGTTATTCAATTCCACCTATAACACCGCCAAATTTTTGCTATAAGAAATTACAACTGCTCATTATTGATCATTAATGACCCTAAATGATACCAAAGTGATCGATATTGAGCATTTTACACACAGCCATTAGGGATCGCCTAGCGGCTCATAGTGCCTCCAGAGTGCTCCTCTATGGTATTCTTCTTGTGTCTAAGGGGTCGTCTAACGACTCCATAGCGAAGCTATTAGGGGGTCGCCTAGCGGCTCCTAGGTGCCATAGGTGTTCACAGATAGACACAGATAGGGGATGGATATGGGTGGTACTCGTGGTCACATATGGTCACGAATGTCCCCTAGTGGGTTGTGTGTAGTTTCCTTAATACTTAAACGCGTAGGGAGCCGAAGGCGACTGAAGCGAAGTGCGGTCTATTATCAAAAAATTTTTCTGCGCGTCGCGAAAGGTTAATAAATTGCAAACATATATGATCAGATTTGATCCGAAAAGAAATAAGTCTGGTTAAAGATAGAACAATATATAGAAACCACCGCTAAAACCGGCGCGGTAAAATAAGTCTGGTTAAAGAAGAAGGCCGGGGTCCCTAATGCCTATTAATACCATTAATGCCATTAATGCCCTAGTGACTCACATGACACTAAGTACCCCCCAGAAGGGGTCTCTTAGAGGGGTGTGTAGTAGTATACCTACTTAAAACTAAAACAAAAACCTACTAACTACCAACAGAGGCAATCAATAATGCTTCATGGAAAACTAACCCTTACTAGGAAGGACAATTCTCTCATGGAAAACTTAGCGCTATTCATTAAAGGTCTTATGGCTATTGGTATACTTAGTCTTGTGTTTGCTTCTATCTATATCTATAGAGTATGGACAAAAGACACCGACCGTAAAGTACGTATTGGGATAATGGGATTCTCTATTGAGCTCGGGCCAGCTACCGATGTCTCACATGAGCCTCCTATTACTGATTTATCCCCCATAAAAGATGAAACTAAACACTAATCAAAGGACATATATATGTTATCTACTATATTTAAGTTCTTATCAGGTGACGCTATGGAATCCCTTGTTGGGTTGTTCAAAGATTATCAAGATAAGAAACTCACTAAAGAAGAACTCAAGTTTCGACTGGAAACATTTGAAGCGACAAATACACAAGAATTGAAACTTGCACAAATAGAACTAAACAAACAAGAGGCAGGACATAGCTCTATGTTTGTAGCAGGCTGGAGACCCTTCCTTGGTTGGGTATGCGGTCTAGGTTTTGCAATGAATTTTCTTGTGGCACCAGTCGGTACATTCATAGCGGCTTCCGCTGGCTACCCTGACGTAATATTTCCCCAAGCAGAGGTGTCTACAATGATGCCAATCTTGCTAGGTATGTTAGGACTAGGTGGCTATAGGACTTACGAGAAGACCGTAAACAAAGAACGTAATAAAATCTAGGAGAACTAAAATGCCAAAAGGTCCCGGAACATACGGTAAGAAAGTTGGTCGTCCCGCTAAAAAGAAGAAAGCGCCGATGAAGAAGCCAATGAAGACGCCCCGGAGGAAATAATGCCTGCCAAAAAGAAAACTAACCTATTCGACAACATCCGTAAGAAAAGAGCGCGTATTAAAGCTGGCTCTGGTGAAAGGATGAAGCGAGCAGGAGAGAAAGGCAGGCCTACCAATAAGACGCTTAAGAAAGCCGCCGCTGGCGCTAAGAAAAAGCGATCCTATAAAGGAAAGAAATAATGCCTAAAGAAAAAGACTCTCGACTAAAGCGTGTTGGTGTCTCTGGTTTTAACAAGCCAAAGAAAACCCCCGGTCACGCTACTAAGTCTCATGTTGTCGTAGCTAAAGAAGGTGACAAGATTAAGACTATTCGTTTTGGCCAGCAGAACACTAAAGGGTCACCGAAGAAGAAAGGTGAGTCTAAGTCAGATGCGGCAAGGCGTAAATCATTCAAGGCTCGTCATGCTAAGAACATCAAGAAAGGGAAAATGTCTGCGGCGTACTGGTCTGACCGTGTAAAATGGTAAATACTAAGGACAACTTATGAAAGGTAAGACACGTAAAGCTAAACCTCGCGCACCCGTAGCTCCCTGTAAGCAGTTTAAACCGCAAACAGATAAGCAAGAAGACCTCGCAGTAGCATTCCATACTCATCAACTTGTTTGTGGCATCGGGGTGGCGGGTACCGGAAAGACGTATACTACGGGCATGGTTGCCGCTCGTATGCTTTTAGAAAAACGAATAGAACAGATTGTATTGACCCGACCTAATGTTCCAACAGGACGGACACTCGGTTCGTTTCCCGGTACTGTTCAAGAAAAATTAGCACCGTGGCTTGCTCCTATTACCAATGTAATTAAGGCAGGATTAACCCCTGACACCTATGAACAAATGACAGATAGGGCAATTCTCATTCAGCCTCTCGAAACCATTCGTGGCATGTCTTTCGAAGACAGCTTCGTGATAGTAGATGAAGCTCAAAACTTAACTTTAGAAGAAATCAAAGCACTATCAACTCGTATTGGTGAAGGTACCGTTATGGCATTGATTGGCGACCCTGCTCAGTCAGACGTCAAGAAAGGCAACGACCTCTCCCGATTTGTTGATATGTGTAATAATAATAGCATAGAAGTACCTTCCATCGAGTTCAGCGTTGATGACGTTGTACGCTCGGATATTTGTGGTGACCTTATTAGGATGTTCCACAAGGAAGGAATCTGATAAATACAAAATTACCCCCGCTGTAAAATGCGGGGTTATACTTACATAAATAGGAGGTCCAGATGGACTCATTTGTTTATTGCTGGACCAATCTAACCGATGAAAAGGTATACATTGGGTACCACAAAGGCGCAGAAGATGACGGATATGTCTGCTCATCAAGAAGCCAAGAATTCTGGGATGACTTTTACAATCCCGAAAAGGAATGGTCACGATCGATCATTGCTCATGGCACTAAGGGCGAGTGTCGCTCACTCGAATCCGAAATGCTACACACATTATGGCAAGACCCTGAATGTTACAACTTATCTAACAATCATGGCGGCTTTACCGAAGGTGACATAGAAAAACATATCATTGCTATTAATTGTGATACCCTTAATATCTACGAATTTAAAGAAGATGATTCTTTAGAGGATCAAGGCTTTGACTCTACTATTGCTTACAGGCTTCTTTCTATGAAGGGATTAGGTACTCATAATGATTGCATTTTCTTATGGAAACCAGAGTATGTTAAAATGACTACCCCTGAACTCAAGAAGCATATAGTTCAGAAGACAAAGAATCGTTTTACAAGCTCAAAAGAATTAGAAATCGAAGGAATACTTTACCCTAACTCTGTAGTTGCTGGTGAAGCACTAGGCATCAAAGATCGCATGGTAAGATACCGTGTTGCTTCTACTTCTAAAAGATTTCAGGAGTGGAAACAATTATGATCACTATGCATCCCGGACAATCCGAAGTATTGCACGATTTATTCGTTAAGAAAACAAACAGATACGGCGTAGTCTGCGGTGGTCGAGGTTGGGGCAAATCCTATCTCGCGGCTACTGCGGCAATTCTCGCTGTACAAGAACTGGTAGCCTTACCTGCCAGTGTACCTAATAAAAATGTAGCTATTATTTGCCCTACATACCAGCAAGCAGTAGATATTTACTTCCCTTTGATCGCGTATCAAATGGGCATGGAAGAATACTGCGATAAGAGTTCACAACACTCAGGCACTTTTTGGTTCCCGAATAACGTTGTACTCAAGTTGTGGTCTTACGAGGCTTCACAGCGACTGCGAGGTAGCGGACAATACTTTGTAGTTTGTGATGAGGTAACTACTTGGCGTGGAGGAGGTTCAAGCTTGAAAGAAAGCTGGGAATCTGTTATTCAACCTTGCGTAACAACTCGATGGTCTCCAGACCGAGCGAATGAGTACGGCGCAGTATCACCCGGTAGATCACTTATCATTTCTACTCCAAGGGGTAAAGATTTCTTTTATGAAATGTTTAATTTCGAAGAAAGAGATAACCAATGGAAAAGCTACCATTTCACATACAGAGACTCCCCTTATCTAGACGCAAGCGAAATCGAACGTACTAAACACACTATTGACCACTTCCAGTTTAAGCGAGAATACGAAGCCTCTTTTGATGATTCAGGTAATAACGTATTTTACAACTTCAACAGGAGCCAACATGTTAGTAGAGATATCACCGAATTCATGGAAGGTGAGGATGTTCATATTGCTATTGATTTTAACGTTTCGATCATGGCCAGTTCAGTCTTCGCTCTTCGTGGGGGTCAACTCCACTTTATCGATGAATTCATGGGCCACCCCGATACGGAATCCTTGGCCAAGGCGATTGAAAAGAAGTATATACAAAAAGGACATAGAGTACAGTGCTATCCTGATCCATCGGGTCGCGCGAGAAAGTCATCAGCCGCTGTTGGTAGAACCGACTTCAGTATCCTAAACTCTTATGGTATACAGTGTAATGCGAGAAGCAAAGCGCCACCAATAGCAGATAGTGTACAAGCAGTAAACCGTATGCTTAAGCTTGGTGACGATTCAATCAATATGTATTTTCATCCACGATGCAAACACACTATTAGATCTATGGAAAGAACCGTTTGGAGAGAAAATAACCCAGATAGTTTAACTGTAGATAAAAGCGAAGGTGTGGAACACTTTTCGGATGGCATTAGATATGCAACCGAGTACCTATTCCCAGTAAGGAGTGGTACAAAGTTTGTGTCGAAACAATCACATAATTTTTAGAACTTAGGATCTTAGGACTGTTATAGTTACAGCTTAAGGTGTCAGGAGGGTACTACCTTCGAGGCGATTCGCTACCGTACTCGTAAAGTGCCAATTATTACAGGAGGCCTCATGGCTACTAAAAACGATGTAACTGGCGAGGCTATCAAGTCTCGTAATTCAACTCAACAATACCTTGACAATTGGGAAGCTATCTTTGGAAAGAAAGAAGCTAAACAAGAAGAAAAATCAAAGGACGAAGGAGATAAATAATGGCTAATACCAATACCTCTGCGAATCGCTCTAAATCAGTAGCAGATCCGCATCCCCAGTATGAATCTCTAAAGCCACTTTGGAGAACAGCGCGTGGTATCCTTAACGGTCAATCACATGCTAAAGAATTAGATTCGATAGTAGATGCTTACAACTATAGTAACATTCTACTCCCGTTTAGCCCATCAATGACTGCTGAACAGTACAAGTTTTACAAAGCCGAAGCTGAGTTACCCGGCCTTACAGCACAGTACATTAAAGTACTTGTAGGTGGTATGCTCCGTAAGATGCCTGATATTACATTACCAGAAAGCGCACCAGAAGAGGCTTTAAACTGGTTGAAGCATTCCTTCACTTGCCATGATAATTCTATGCTGTCTTTCCTTGATGAAGCCTTACGTGAAGAACTACAAACCTCACGCGCATGGATTATGGTTGATTACCCTTCAGTACAAAACTACGATATGCTTACCTTGGAAGAGCGCAAGACGCTTGCTCCCTACCCAGTATTGCTTAAAGCAGAATCTGTTGTTAACTGGAGGACAGGGCCACACCCCATAACAGGCCAGCACACTTTACTTGCTTTAGTGGTTCGTAGCTATGAGAAGCACTACCGAGATAATCCATTGCACCCTGATTACATTGATACTGCTTGTGTCCATAGAATCAACGAACAAGGCTTATATGTGGTAGACAAGTATGAAAATACTGGTACTGCTGAGAATGTACACTTTATTAACGGTGTTGAGCAACAAGACTACCAAGTATCCGGTGGGACTCATACTGCTAACAAATCAAGTAAGAGTGGTTGGAAACTAATTGCTACTTACGACAACATTATGGCTAGCGATGAACCATTGAAGCAAATACCTGCATTACCTTTGAACGGCAATATTGAAGGTGAAGAGCCTATGTTGATGCCTTTGATTGATCGTGAAGTATCTCTTTACAACAAAGTATCACGTAGAAACCACCTATTGCTTGGTGCGGCTACTTACACGCCTGTTATAGTATCTGATATGACTGACGATCAATTCGAAGAGGTAGTATCATCTGGTCTTGGTTCATGGATCAAAGTTAATGCTGGCGACGATGTTAAAGCATTAGAAACCCCTTCACGAGCACTACGTGACATGGAAGCTGTTATTCAGAACAATATTAACGAAATGGCTCGACTAGGTATTCGTATGATGGCGGCTGAAAACGGATCTGGTCGTGACTCAGGCGTTTCTTTAGAAATACGTAACGCTGGGCAATCAGCACTGCTCGCTTCTATCTCAACTAAAGTTTCTCAGCAAATGAGAAAGGTTATTTGTTGGATGATGAATTGGAAGTACGGTACTCAGTATAAAATAGAAGACATTCACTTTAACTTAACTCCAGACCTTAACCCTGCACCTATCGGCGCTGACTGGTTGCGTCTCGTTACAGAATGGTATCAAAACGGTATTATCCCGCGTTCCACTTTCCTTGACATTGCAAAAGCAAATGATATCATTGACTCAGATTATGATGATATGAAAGGTCAAGAAGAGATTGGATTGGATGATTTAATTATGGGTGGCATGGATTCAATGCCGATGGACGAGGTTGTCCGTCAGCAAGAAGAGGCACCCGAAGTAATTACTAACGAAGAGGAAGACGAAGATGAGTAAGAAAGCAAAAAACTCAAACGAAGTTGAACTTGACATTATTGTCGAAAAAGAAGTAAAGAAAGCACCTGCTAAACCTGCTAAGAAAGAGATGAAAGTTGGTGATGTTTCTAAATGCGGTATGTGGGAGATAAAATCAATTGGTGAATATGTCAACCTAGTGCCTTCTAAAACTAACAAGGACGGATTAGGCGTAGCTAGTATAACCCTAGCAGATGCTGAATCCATGATAGGCTAATCATGAAAAAACCATACAAAAAGGCACCTGTTGCCGAAAAAGAAATAAGTCTGGTTAAAGAGGAAAAATCATCTATTATTCAAGAGGTTAAGAAAGGTGATATTACTAAAGAGGGTATGGTTGTCGTAGATATTGTTGACGCTGACCGAGTTTTAGTTTCCAATAAGAATTTAGCTAAAGTTATTTTCAAAAAAGATATCTAAATAAATAAAAATAGGAGGTTAAACCATGGCAGTTTCTTGTTCAATAGTAGCACACTACGGTGGTGGGTCTCTTACATTCGCAACGGAGCCTTCGGGTTCCGGTAGCGTTAATTCTTTTTATTGGGATGCTTCTTTTTTAAACATTCAAGATGACTCCGCGCTTAATGCGTCAGGTCAAGTCTACTGGGAGGTTACACGGCAAAGCGGTACCATTGGTTCTACAGGCGAATTTTCAAATACAAATGGTACCTCAAATATCACCGTAACCACTAATAGCGGCGGAATTATACACGGCTTTGCCCCTATGCAAGTTTTCTTCATAGATGATACTGTAGATGAGACTACAGGCCTTGGTGAAAATTTTACTATTTCAGTATATTTAAATTCTAGCAAAACAACATTGTATGCTTCACAAGCTTTTAAGCTATATGATGCAGACTTCAATATTAGCGGACCTGCAGGCACCTCTGTTTTTACGATTTCGTCTACCGCAACTTCCCATAATGTTACATTTACGCAGGGCGGTGCAACTGAAACAAATGCTCGTCAAATTGCAATTCGAGACTCTTCTAATAATGCAGTATTATTTTATGATACTTGGGGAGCTACAGAATATAATAGCCACACAATTACAATACCAAATGCACATTTACCTTCTGCAGGAAATACAGCTGGTTACTATATACAAGTTTATAATGGCCAATCGTACTATACTGTAGGTAATAGTTTTACAATTAATAGACAAGCATCATCTCTCGTAGCGCCTGTTTCAAGTGGTGCAATTGTAGCAGATGAAACGCCAACAGGTAATGTTTCAGTTTCTTTTAATTTATCAAATACAGGCTCAGGTGGTACTTTTTGGGCTGCGCAAACAACTTCAGCTAGCCCTACGCCTAGTATAAACGATAGCGTTTGGAACCAATACTCAGTTACAGATAACTCAACAGCTTCTATACCTTTTTCCCAGCCTAGAGAAACCGTAAGATACTACTGGGCACGTAGGTTCGATGGAGCTTCTACACAAGCTGTAGGTACTCCTGCGCCGGTTACAGAACAAGTACCAGTGAATCCTTCAATCTCTTCAGTCTCTATAGGCACTAATACTCATACAGTAAATATTACAGCCTATAGCCCTGTCAATGACCCTGTTTCTGGACAACCTATAACCTCTATTTACTACTACCAAAGCACTAACTCTAACGCGATGGCAAGTCAATCCGCATGGGTAGATTCAGGATCTGACACCCCTCCTAGCGGCTGGCAAACGTCCTCTACGTTTTCTGCAACCACAGGAGTAACATATTACTACTGGATACTAGCTTGGACTGATTCTAATCCGGGGCCAGACGGCGCTTCTCTTTCTACTCCACAATCGCAGACAACTACAGCAGGAGGTGGCGTAGTAGGGCAATCTGCAGGTGGCTATGGTTTTGAAGTATACAATTCTTCTGGACAATTAAGAGTTGGTAATTTAGATAAGACTTCTCTATTTCTAGGATCTCATTCAGTTACTTTAAATTCTTCGGGCAACTTAATAGGTCATCAAGTTCCCGGAGCTACTGCGTCTGACTGCTATGCGATTGATCTTTCAGGGGGAGGTCTTTTTACCCCCTCTATAAATTTCACATTCGGAACAGATACTTTAAATATAACTAACGGAGGAGCAAATGCTTCTCTATCTTTCTTTGTGGTGAGAACATGAGTCACGGATTTCAAGTAATTAATAATAACAACTTTATACAAGTAGACGAAAAGTCTTCAGTATATGCAATTGCCTTTACAGGGACAACAGGTACTATGCCTGCAGATTCTACATCGGGGTATTTTAGATCCACAATTAATTTAGGTTCAGGAAATAACTTAGTAAATTCCTTGCTTTGTGTACGCCCTGCGTCTACGTGGACAACCTCTGCAAAGAAAATATGGCGAGGCGGATTACCGGGCGTTGCAGGGCAGAATGTATTTGTATACAGCAATACCTCATCGGCTGTAGACTATTTTGTTATGAGAGACATGAGGGACGTAGTAAACCCTGCGGGTTCAGGGTACGGTATTGAGGTGTACGACTCTACGGGGTCAAATGTGGTTTATAGCAGTAATAAAGAGGTTGGAAAAGCACATCAAACCATATCTGTACCCCCAACTACATCAGGTTCTTTTTTGTATGATAGCGCATCTTATGATGCGAATATATACGGTATGTTAAATACCACGTTTTGGTCTAATGGTGTAGTAAACTCAGGGTTCTGGGGGCCTCAACTCTGGTTTTTTAAAGCAAGTGGAAGTTCCTCAAACTATAGAATACTTGTGCAATATGGGCAAATGCGTATAAACCCAACCCAGCAGGCTGCCCCTAATCATTCACTAGCAGATAGAGTATTTCTTTCCGCAAGAAGAGGAGTTTAAAAATGGTAATAAGGATAGCTTGGGTTGATAGCTCAGGAAATATAAAACAATTATTTACTCCCGCAGATTTTAGCCCCTATGCTGAAGGGCAGGAACAAGAAGGATTAACACTTCAATATTGCGGGGACGGGATAACTCCTGATAGTCACTATTGGGATAACGGTTGGCATGCAAAACCTGCTAAGCCCGGAGATTACTACGATTGGGTTAGCGGTGCGTGGGTGCTTAATTCAGATGTACTTCTTAGTATAATTCGCTTAAATAGAGATACTAAACTAATTGAGAGTGATTGGACAGTAATGCCTGATAGCCCGCTAACTCCTGCTAAAATAGAAGAGTGGGCAACATATCGCCAAGCACTAAGAGATTTTCCTGCTACTAATTCAAATGCTGTAGATTTAGATAGCTTAATTTGGCCCTTAAAACCCAGCTAAATACAATAGGAGATTATCATGGCACAAAACGTAAACGATAGTTTGTATGACCGAACTATAGACCACGTAGCTATGACCCGTCTGTTTGAAGAAAATGTTCAGACAGATACCAAACGTATTATACGCCGTCATCGACACCGCCTCACTAAGCTGCTTAAAGAAGGCACGATTGACCGCTTAACGTTTAAAAGAAAAGTAAAACCAGAGGTAAAAAGATTTACCGCTGAAATGAAACAAAGCCTTGTTCCGGGAATGAAAGACTACGCCCTGACTGAGGTAGACTTCACCACAAACAACTTAGCCAAATCTATTGGAGCTTACTCTAACTTGAGACGGCCCGGCGCAACAAAAGTGCTGGAAGAGGTTGTAGGTGTTAATGTTCGGGGAGACGGAAATCTAGCCCAACGTATCCAAGGATTAGGCGCTGGCCAATTAACTCGTATGAAAACCGCTATTGATAGCGGCCTTGCTCAGGGATTAACAAACGAGCAAATCATAAAGAATGTTATAGGTAAGACCAGACTTACAGAGGCTCAAGCTTCTGCCCTAGTCCGCACTGCAATAACTCGCACACAAACGTTATCTCAATTAGCTGTCTTAAAAGACAACGAAGAAATAATGAAAGGTGTTAGGTTTACAGCTGTATTGGATAGTCGCACAAGTGCAATCTGCGCTCACCATGACGGTAAGGTTTACGATGTAAACGATGACCGCTTTACCCCTCCTCTCCATTGGAGGTGTCGAAGCACTCTCGTACCTGTCGTTAAATCCCACGGTGAATTATTAGAAAGTACGTCTCCGAATATTAAAAAGAAAGTATTAAAAGATCTTAGCGCCGCTGGTATTATGAGATTAAATGGCGCTACTCCTGCTCGTGAAAATTACGGACAGTGGCTTAAGCGTCAACCTAGAGATACAAAAGTTAGACATTTCCAAGGTGATCTTCAGAAAGTAGATCTCTTTGATAATGGGCAGTTGCCTGTGGAAAGCTTTACTACAGCAAGTGGTAAACCACTCTCACTCACCGCATTGAGAAGGTTAGATAACAAAAACACTAACACAACTCCCATACGTCAAAAAGTACTTAGCTCTAAAACCATTAACGCGCTATCGATTAGTGCGGTGCGACCCTCTTCTTTGTTAAGAAATACTGACGCTCAAGAACAGCTGAAACTATTTTACAGAGCAGAATCAAGTAACACTAACTCGTTATTGTCGTTAACTGACTATCGCGGCACTTCAATACCCGGTAAGAAGTCTACTCGTAGAAGAGCTAATAATCAATTCGATGAAAGAAACCAAGGTACAGACCCTATGACAGGTGAGACTAAGTCTACACTTGTATACGATCCTGACTTTAAGGTTCTTCAAGAACGGCTTGATTACCTAGATCAGTCTAAATTGTTATCTGTAGATCAGAAAGAATTTATTAAAAACTTTGCTACAAAATTAGAAACTGATGGCGTATCAGTTAACCAACAGTCTGTAATTATAGAAAACCTTCGTGTAGTATTTGAACGTTTCGCTAAAGATAAACAGCCATGGGAAAACTTTGCTGGCGTTTTAAGAGCAGAATTGAAAAACTCTGTAGTCAACACATCTCGTATTCTTGATCGAAGATCTCGCTCTCGTTCTAAGCTATTTAAGTTTGGAGCAAAAGGGGATGCTCAAATTCAAATTATGGGAGAGTGGACTACTGCCTCTGAACTCGCAAGTAGGACTCTAAGCAACCAAAGGTATGTTAGAGACTGGGCGGTAACTGACGGATTAGAGTTAGCAAGAAAGACTTACCTGCAAGGTAGATCTCCTCTCCGGAACTATTTCCCTAAGCTACCCTCGCTACCTGCATTACCTAGTGTTCGGGAGACTGTTTTAAAACAAATAGAGAAATTACCATTTGGTAAAGCGTTTATTCGTAAGTATGAGGGCAAGCCTAGCGATAGCGCTATTACTGCATTCCTACAAAGCGGCAGAGAAAGACTAAGAAGGTTTTTAGATCTGGAATTTGCATATGCTAAGAAAAGAGAAGACTTCATACAGTCTACAGCGACTCCGGAGTATCTTAAGAAGCGTATAAAAACAATGTCGGAAATAATGAAGGATATTGCTACGGGTAATTCAACCGACTACGATTCGCTAGCTATTGCAATAGGTAAAAAGCTACACGAGTCAGAAATTTCTGTTGCTGATGTATTTTTTAAAGCACCTACACTGGCTGAATACCACAAAATGGGTTCTAATATTCTCCAAGGTCTTAAAGACCAAGGCAAGATTAAAATAGGACTCAGAGGCGTGACCCGCCGTGGCGTAGTAGACTTGGATAGTGGCCGTAGTGGAATTGGTTCTTTCAAAGATACTATTTCTAGAGAAGTACAAATAGTAGACCCCTTGATGCTTCAACTGCAAAGAGCAAACAGGGAAATGATTTTATCAAGAAGATTTGGCATTGTTAACCCACAAGACCGTTTATATGTTAAAGCAGGTGAAAAGAAATTCTTTGATGCAAAAGGCAATAAAACGGATATTAGTGTTATCACTCGAAAAGCTTCTGGTAATTACGATAAAGATCTAATTGACAAAGACTTCGCAAATATGCTGAATCATGCCATGGATGCAGAATGGGAAATTGATCAGGACTTTGGTTCCTTTTTTGATGCCCTAGCGCACTTCCGAGACCCACGGGGTCAAGTAGCTAAATACGATGAGCTTAATAGTTTTCGTAAAGTACTACTACAACGTGGTGAGATGGGTTCAGGGTTGATACAGTCAGTTCGATGGCATTTAGCTAATGATAAGCCGTGGAGAAACTGGGCGCAAATTGATGGACGAGGACGAGTTTACACCCAAGGGTATTTACATCCTGCTGGTGGTGAATTTGTAAGGCCGTTTCTTAATACAGCGAAAGCAGTTAACATTGATGAAGTCATTTTAAACGAATTAAGAATACAGTTAGGTACTCTAGTTGGTGAAGCATTTAGCGTCCTAACGAATAACGGGCGTATCGCTTCTTTTAACGCCAACGAAAAAGCCTTCAGAGAAATCGGAGAGATGTTGCTATCCACTACTCAACGAGATCGGAGGATTAGGGAGTTTTTAGAACACCCCCTAGTTGTTGCTACTGAAGCAGAAGAGATACCTAAGCTAGCAAGGTTTGCATTAGAATACACTCGTATTTACAATCACGTAGAAGGAGACTTTACTAATATAGCAAAGTTAAAAACCTACAAAACCAAACTAGGAAACGAAAATGATGCATCTGCATCTGGTGCACAGTTGATTGCCTTAACGACAAGAGACAGAGCATTAGCAGAAGCATCAAATGTAGTGGCTACAAACCGAAAGAATCGCCTGTACGATTTGGTTGCAGAACGCACAATGTCAGACCCCGCTTTCAGGAAAATTAATCCTATCGGAAACGACATTAGTTTTGGTGACCTTGCAAAAGGTGCCAAAGGGCAGTCGATGGTTGCATTCTACGGTGCTGGACAAGCTACACAGGCAGGTGCTATTGAAATGAAATTAGCAAAAGCACTTGCTAAACAAAACTACACAGTTATCTCTTCAAATGATTTGAGGGACTTTAATAAATCATTAGACCTTTCAATTAAGAAAGCTGATGCCGATGACCTTCAAGCCACTGTGTTATCTCTTAAAGAATTGAAGAGAGAAATAAACTATTCTATTAACAATAACGCTCCAGTCGGAAACAGACTCCTTGCCATGGCACAGGATATGCATCCCGATTCAGAGGAATTTGTTAGGAAGTTGACCAACGTTAAAGGTGGACTTATAGGGCCTCAACAATTTAAGCAAGTTGCTGAAATTATGTCGGGGCACCTAAAAGACATCGCACCAGTAACGGAAAAATTCGTAGCATTCTGGAAAGACGTTGCGAAAGTTTACATCACGGAATCCAAGCAGGTTGATATCCCTTGGGTCACGATGGATGGGAAGCTTTTGTTTCAACGATATAGACCTGTAGTTCAGGAAAGGATTGAATTTAGGGATCCTGTAACTGGGCGAAAGGTATCAAACATCTACGAAGATACAATTACAGATAGTAAGTTTATCGGTAATCAGTCTATAATAGGCGCTCGTAGTGGTTTAGGAGTAAACGGCAATCATATGAATGATGCCACTATTGTTAGGCAATTCCATTTGTGGGGTAGAAAGAATCGTATTCTAACCTCTACTATTCACGATGGTTTTTACACTAACATAGCAGACAGTATCAAAGCCAAATTTAAACTAAGAGAAATTTATGGTGATGCTATTGAAAGCGACTCACTTCTAAACACCCTCAAGGAAATGAGGAAACGCGGACTCAGCGATGAGTCTTACAAGCGGCTAGTTCAGAAAGCAATTGACGACGGCCTCTTGAACCCCGCTAATGGGGTAACACGCAACGACATCCTTGCTGAAATTCCAGAAGGATGGGATTGGTATGGTATTGGACCATAAGATCCAACTTAACTAACTCTTGTGAAAGGTCTGTGACCAACTCACGCAAATAAATTTAAAGGCCCGTGGCCTAGGAGAATATACAATGTCAAACGAAAACGAAACTAACTTAGAAGAAATTAAAGAAGAACAGCAAGCACCAGCAATGGATTCAGCTGAACTCAACAAGATCATTCAAGCTCGTGTAGAAGAAGAACTTGGTGGGATCAAGGAAAAGCTGAACAGCGCCTATAGTCAACGAGACGAAGCAGTAGCTAAAGCTGTAGCTTTCGAGGAAGAAAAGAAAGCACAAGCAATTAAGGGTCTCGAAGCAGAAGGCAAGCACAAAGAAGCCGCAGATCTTAAAATAGCGGAAATGACTGCAAAGCTGGACGCTCGCGAAAAGCAAATCACTCAGTTAACTCGTGATAACGCTGTACGTGACGCATTGAAAGGCTTGGACTTCAGAAATGATACAGCGGCTGATTTCGCTTATCGTGATGTAGTAGACCAGCTAATTCAAAACGAACAAGGTCAGTGGGTTCACAGAACTGGTTCTTCAATTAAGGACTTCATCGATAGCTTCCGAAAGGATGACGACAAAGAGTTTTTATTTAAACCTAAGCAATCCTCTGGAACTGGACAGCAAGCTCAGTCAGTTGCTACTGGAGGTTTTGATTCAACTAAATCTATCACTGAAATGACTACCGAAGAGATTATGGCAGCTGCTGCTGCAGGTCACTTTGATGATTCATACGGACGACAGATCTAACTTAACTTATTTAACACAACTAACTTAACTATTAAGGAAATTCACAATGGCTATTTCTTCAAGTGCATTCGGCACACTTAATAAAGCAATCTCTGCTTACTCTGATGAAATGTACACTCGTGCAAAGAAAATTGTATCTACTGATCTAGTAGGTATGGACGCTAACATCAATGCTAACGGCGAAGACTTCATCGGTCAGGTTCGTTTTTACAAACCTTTGGGCGCTTACGCTGTAGGCGGCACTAACGCTTCTGCTGACGTTTCTGGCTCTAGCTCTACCGTTGTTAACGTTGCTTCTCAAGATGAGAACTACGGTGGCACTACTAACATCAGCACTGAAGTACAGACTTACATCAAGACTGTCCGTACTCACGGCGCTAATGAGTACCTCGTACAGAGCGTTATCTCTGGTGAAGACGGCATGGCTAAAATCGCTCGTGATTTCGCTGAGACTCGTGCGGAAGACGAAGATCAGGCGCTACGCGCTTGTCTGCAAGGTGTAATGAACACCGAGCTTAAGACTGCTAACGACATCACCGGTACTAAGTACAGCGATCGTTTTGCTGGTAACAGCGTAGACGCCGACGGTACTAAGTCTTTCGGTTACGTTGCGGCTTCTAGCGATACTATCGGCACTGGTTCTTCTCTGGAGAAGCTGGTTGACCTGAGTGCTTCTGCTCCCGGTCAGCGTGTTGAGCACATCATCCGCGCTATGGGTGCATGGAGCGACTACACTCCTGATTTCGTATACATGGTTGTTTCCCCTGAAGTATACCTCGACATTAAAGTTGCCAACTTGGTTGACGACGAGCGAGTAACTGACGGAAACATCAGCTTCGAAACTCTGCTTGGCGGCGTTATTCGTGTAATTGTTTCACGTAACTTTGGCCAGTCTCTGGGTTCTGTAACTCACGCTGCACTGTCTGGTACTACTGCTATTACTACCGCTAAAGTATCTTACATGATGCTCCCCGGCTCTCTGTTCATGCACAGCACTGCTGTTCCTAACCCTGTTGCTATCGATCGTAACGAAGGTGTAGGTTCTGGTTCTGGCCGAACTACCGCTTGGTACCGTTGGGGCTATGTTATGCACGCTCGTGGTTACAGCTTTACTGGTACTCAGACTGCTTTTGCTACTAACGCTACATACGCTGGCTCTGCGACAACTCCTGCTTGGGAGCGCAAGTCTGACCTTCTTAACCTCGGCATCCTGCCAATCTTCCACGCTTAATCTAACTTAAAGGAGTAATTGCATGGCACTTATAAAAGGTGTTAATTCATATGTTACAACTAGTGAAGCAGACAGTTACTTCGAAGATAGAATGGACGCGGCGGCTTGGATTGTAATGGGCGACGAAATGAAAGAACAGGCCTTAGTTACTGCTACTCGGATGTTAGATCAAAAGAGATGGCACGGTTCTGCAGTTGATGCAGACCAAACTTTGGCCTTTCCTCGGCAGGGGTCTTATAGAGACTCCTCTCGTGGTGTAACGGCATCCTTTACATCAACGTACACATTTGTGACTACTGATGAAACAGATACCAGCCTGAAACGCGACATCCGTCAATTGAGAGCGGCTTGCTACGAGTTAGCATACCACTTGGCAAACAATGATGGGTTGTTGGATTCAACTGGTGAGATCAAAGAGATCAAGGTAGGTCCTATTGAGTTGAAAGACATCAAAGAGACCTCTAAGAATCCAGCGGCAGTAAGCCAGCTGATCAAACCAATGATTCAAGGTTCAGGAAGGAACTGGGAGGGGTATTAATTATGTCTCTACGTAAAAAAATAGAACAAGCAGTAGATAAAGCATTTACAGCAGTCGGCGACATAGCGGAAGAAATCACGCTACAAGCTAAGACTGGGGGGTCTTACGACTTTGCAACTGGACAGGCATCAGCCACTACTACAGAAACGACTATAGATGCTATAGTTATGTCTGTAGAGCAGAAGCCAGACGCAGAGGAGATACTAGCGCCTCGGAAAGAGGTCTATGTAAAAGAGAAGGAACTCACTAACCCTGCTTTATATGATACCGTTGTCATTGACAATGTAAATCATACCATAATTAACTTTACCCATCAACCGGGCTTAATAACACTACTAGTGACGGAGGGATAACATGGCTAAATTTACTGACATCTTAACTGATGTAGAAAGCCAATTCGCTACTGTACTGTGGAACAATACAGGCATTAGTGCATTCCCTGCTAACTATATGGTTCCGGCAAGTAAAGAAGAATTTGTTAAAATAGAGATACTACCTTTGAGTGGTAATAGCGATTATAGCAGATTCGGAATTACAGGTCAAATCATAATTCAAGTCTACATTCAAGCAAACCAAGGCTCCAAACGTCTAATGGAAATTGCAGATGTACTAGATACACTTCTACAGAATAAACACCTAGGTACAGGTACTCAGACTCAAGAGAGTTCGCTATCTGTCTTGGGAATCGATCGAGATAACCCTGAGTTGTACCGAGGCGATTATACTGTAGACTTTAACTACTTTAACTAAATTAACTATTGAGGTTAACTAACAATGGCACATATCACTTCTATCGGTGCGTCAAAGTTCACTACTTTGGACTACGTGGCTAACACCGCAAACAACGCTAACAGCACTGCCGCTGACTTGCACGCTCTCTTCGTAAGCAACTCTTCTACCATCCTTGGTACTGAGACTGCTACTGACGAGACTAAAGAGTCTGCAGTTAAGCACGTTGGTAACATTCGTGAGTTCCCATCACTGGGTACTCCTGCTAACATCGTAAACGTTCCTGTTTACGGCCAAGCTGCTTCTTCACAGGTTGCAGGTCAGTCTGACGCTCCTACTTTGGAGTTCACTCTGAACTACGTTCCTGCTGATCACGCTGGGCTTGACGTACTGCGCAAAAGCGCCACTCGTCTTTGCTTCCGCGTTCGCATCGCTGATGCTGACATCACTACTGACGCTAATGGCGTTTTGCTAGCTGACAACGCTGACAAATTTGCTGATTTCTACTTCTTCGGCACTGTAGCATCTTTCGAGATCTCTCCTTCTTTGTCTGACAGCCTGCAGGCTACTATTGCTGTAACTATCGAAGGCGACTTTAACGGTCCTTTCGCTTTGGTTGCTGACTCTAGCACTTCTACTTACGCGCTTCCTGCTTAATTAGAAATAGTAAATTAGAAACGGTGGTTCTTCGGAGCCACCTGCTCTTTTTAATAATATAATTCGGAGACTATAATGGATAGCAAGAAACCACCTTTTGATAAGGGTTTTGTTTTACAAACCACTTTACGTAATATGAAGAAAGACATTGATTTCTCTTCTCGTAAAACGTTTGATCGTTTCAAAGATTTTTCTGACGAATCAAATGAACTACACGTTGAAAAACGCACTGAGATATTTGAGACCCTCGATGTACTTAATAAGATGCATAAACTACTTGATGATTTTCAAAATAACAACAAACATTTATTTGATAATAAGGATTAATATACATGAAACAACACTTAGGTAAAACTCAAACTAAAACCGTTCCATTCATGGATGGAGAGGTAGAAATTAAAGTACTCACAGTTGGACAGGCAAAGCTAATTGAAACTGAAACTAAAGCTATGCAAGGCCTTCCAGCTGAAGAGCAAGATCAGCTTGCATTATTGAGATCAGTAATTCGCATCGCTGTTGTTGATGCAGAGGATTTGACTGACGAAGAGATAGACTCTTTTCCAGTAACTGAGCTGACTAAGCTTTCTGAAGCCATTATGGGCATGGGCAGTGACGAGGGAAACGCATAAGCGAGACAGAGCTTTGGCTTTACGACCTCGCATTCCATCTGAAAATGCCTGTCTACCAGATAGAGCAAGAGATGCCTGCTTCGGAATTAAGAAAATGGACAGAATACCTTAGAGCAAGACCTATTGGTTGGAGAGAAGATCAACGAACATCTCTAATAATGAATGCTCAAGGAGTTAAAAAGAAAGGCCATGAAATCTTCCCAACTCTCGCCGCCATACAAGAATGGCAAGATCAGAGAGAAGACGAAGATGTTATGCGCTCAACTTTAAGCAAATCTGTATTCGGCGCTATGCTCGAATCAGCTAACAAAAAATAAAAAGGGGAGAAAGATGGCAGTACGCGTAAGTGTCAAGTTGAAAGGGGTTACAGAAACCTTTAGAAACTTAGACCAAGAAACAACTAAGCTGGTCAATGGTGCTCAACGCATTGCCGCTTTCCAATCTTTAGCTGAATTGCAGTTTAAGACTCCGGTAGATCAAGGACGCGCAAGATCCAGTTGGCTACTCACTAAGAGTAGTGGACAGGTGTTTGATAGCGGCACTGGGAGGCAACCTGTTGCCCCTCTTGGTCCTATACCTAATACGACTATTGAATCGTTGTACTTAACTAATGGTACACCCTATATTCAGGATCTTAACGCAGGATCTTCTTTACAAGCGCCTCCACGCTTTATTGAATCTACTGTGTCCAAATATTTTAAGACGAAAGGATCTTTTGTCAAAATTATTTAACATAACTCAGCCCCCGTCAATTTTGATAGGGGCTATTTTTTGAGGACTTTTAAATGGCATTACAAATTGAAGTACAAAGTAATACCAGACAAGCCCGTTCAGACCTCGCTAGGTTAAATAAATCGGTAGACAATATCTCTACTACAACAACTAATATGGCAAACAAGTTACAAAAATCTGTAACTATCTTAACGGCTGGTATAGCTGGTTTAGTAGCCGCTAAAGGCTTAGTAAAAATTACTGACCAATTTACTCTGGTTGAGAACAGAATCGCTCTCGTAACAGGTAGAACTAAAGAACTAAACAAAACATTTAAAGAATTACAAGAAGTATCTATTCGATCTCGTGGTTCACTGGAAGGTATTGCTGACCTGTATAACCGAATCGGCAGATCTACTAAGAGCCTAGGTGTAAGTAACCAAGACGTAATTAAGGTAACTGAGACCATCCAGAAGGCAATCGTCATCTCTGGTGCTGGACGTGAATCCGCTAATGCGGCTATTGTACAGCTAGGTCAGGGTCTTGCCGCTGGTGCGTTGCGAGGCCAAGAATTAAACTCTGTTATGGAGCAAACACCACGAGTTGCAGCGGCTATTGCGGCTGAACTTAATGTGGGAGTTGGAGGTCTACGTAGACTAGCAGAGCAAGGAAAGATTACTTCTGAAGTAGTGGTTAGAGCTTTTACCTCTCAAAGAGATATTATTGAGCAAGAATTTGAAGCGGTTAACGCTACTGTAGGAGAAGGTTTTTCTCAGGTAGGCCAAGGTGCCGCACTGATGACCCGTGAGTTTATTGCCGGGACTGGTGCCGCAGATAGCTTTGCCAAGAAACTATTAAACCTAGGAGCATCGTTAACACGGGGCGCTCCCTCCGCTAGAGAGCTTGGTGAGGCTATAAACAAGTTTCTCTTTGCACCTGCACCTAAAGACGGTATCTTCGGAAACCTCTTTCTAACTGCAGAAGAACAAATGTCGGGCTTTCAATTGCTCCTTAACGATCTAGGGGTCTACAAGGCTGTTGACAGCTTTAAAGAACTAATAAACGTTGTTACTGAACTTGCTGATGACTTAAGTGATAAGGCATTGGGGAAAGTAGAAGCGTTCACTCAAGGCGTAAATGACGCTTTTTTCTGGGTGATGGATAAAGTAGTAGGTAACTCTTGGTGGCCCGATCTTGTTGATGGTGTAGTTAACTATACTGACAACTTGGTTAAGGCACTATTTAAAGTAGATGACTTCACTTCTAAAGTATCTAGATCCTTTAGGAAAGCACTTAATACAGTATTAGACGATGCTGACTCCCTTAAGAGTAAAGTACAAGACGGTCTAGTAGTAGCATTCACAGGATTGTCACTCGGTCTATCTGGTGCGTCTTCAGGAGGGCTTGGTATTGCGACTAGTTTAACCAGTGAGCTTTCTAAAGGTTCTGACTACATACGGTCTGAGTATCCTAAAGCATATGACTTTGCGGCATCAGCAGCAGCATTAACTTTAACTAGTCGTATTGGCGCTTTGAAGTTCTTATCATTACCATTAGCATTAGGTTCTGCTCTTGCGGCAGGGCTAGAGTCTGCTACTCTTTTAACTGCTATTGAAGAAGTTGCTCGTACTATATCAAACTCTATTGGTAGAGCTTTTGGTGCAGTTATTGCAAATCTGCCTAGTATCATCATAGGCGGTATAGCAGGTGCTCTTTCAAACATAAGTCAAATAGGTTCTGCATTACTAGGTGAACTTGGCTTTATAGGGGATATTATTGGTTCTATACCTTTCGCTTCAACTATTGTTGGTTCACTTACAGCGGCATTCCTAGTATTTAACTGGGGCGGTTCTTTATTTGGCGGCGCTTTTAAAACAGCAGTCATTAATGCAGGTAACTTCCTACTTAAAACAATAGGTTCTGCTAGACTTGCTGAAGAGTTTTTAAGCATAGGAGCTATAGGCAGTGCTGTATTTAACAAACTTAAAACAGTAGCAGTATCCGCAGGCTTAGCTATCCAAACTGCTTTCGCAGGACAGACTACTGTAGCAGGAATGATAGCTGTAGTTTCTACTTTGACGAAAGAGTTTATTACCTTAGCATCAGCGGTAGTTACAAATGTTACTGCGTTTATTGCTAACAATGCGGCAATGGTAGCAGGTAGAGCATTGGCTCTTGGAGCTACTGTAGTAAACGGAGTACTTGCGGCTAGCTTTATAGGTCTTACAGGCGTAATATCTATGGTTACTGTAGCGGCAAGAGCTATGTGGTTAGCGTTAGGTGGACCTATTGCTATGCTTATAGGTGGATTAGGATTAGTCTTTGCGCTGTTTGGATCTACTTCAGCAAGCGCAGATAGTACTACAGAGGCTTTAGTTAAGACAGCTAATCAAGCAGATATGACTCGAAATAGCATTGCTAACTTATTTGGATTTGGCGTAGACTTGGATGTAAGATTGAATTATGATCCTGCAGACACAGAAGCTACTCTTCAAAGCATTGAAGACGCTAACGCAGAAACCTTATATCGATTAAGAAGAGAAGAAAATGTAGGTATTTTCTGGTCTGATACAATTAATGATATTGTTACTCGATTGAAAATAGCAGTAACAGGTGCGTTCATCGGTATTAGAAACGGCTTTGTAGACTTTGCTAATGCGGGTATTGGTGCGTTTAACCTTATCTTTAACAAAGGTGTTGCTCCTTTTGAAAGGGACACTCGTAATGCAGTAGAAACTTTGCTAGACAATATTAACCCTAGCTTACGTATAGACTTAGATATTTCTACTAAAGACCTTGAAGAGTTTGGCGATGACGACTTAAAAGGATTATTCGTAGCGACAACTAGGGAACTTACTAGACTAGAAGGTGAATTAGCTAAGGCAGAAGATGGGTTCTTTAGCTTATGGGGCTTTTACAAAGATACTGCGGCGATAGACAAAGCGAACGCATTAATTGCTATACAGAAAAACCGTGTTGAATCAGTAACTAAAGCTTTAGAAAAGCAAGTCAAGGTTAGAAAGCTTGAAGCAGGTATTCAAGGTTCTTTTGATGCTCGATTAGAAAGCTTCAAAGAGATAATAACCTTCTACGGCAAAGAGCTTGTTCAAATGAAGGGCATAGCGGATATGCAGAAGCTTAATGCGGCAGAACAATCTGCTTATAACGAGCTTTTGTCAGAAGCAGAAGTTATCATGGGTAACATAAAAGAGATCCAAGCTAACACTACGGATACTGATACTCGTAATGACTTAATCTCACAACAATTAGAAATGTTGGATGAAGTTAATTACCAGTTAGATCAAGTAGGTGTTAACTTAGAGAAATTCTCTTCCTTCGATTTAGCTACGGCTATGGGACTTGACGCTAATCTTGTAGGAAAACTTACGGATTCAGTACTCGATAAGATTACTAGTAAGCAACAAGAAATAGTAGATAAGGAAAGGGAAATTGCTGATATAAGAAGAAAAGGCGGAAACCTTGAAGGTCTCGATAGGGCACAAGCAGAACTTACTCAGCTCGAAAGAGAAGGGGATATTCTGGTTGAAGGTGCAGAACGAAGCCTTTTGTCTATGTTTAATACTCTAACTTCAGATCTGGCTGGATCTGATATTGCTATTTCTGCTAATGAGTTCTTTGAGCTTGGACCTGAGTTGCAAACTCGTATTACTGAGTATGCGGCAAAGTTAAAAGCGGTTAACGACAAGATTGCTGGAGCTTTAGGCAATCCTGCAGTTCTTTCACAGCTTGAAAAAGACAAAAGTGAATTACAAGAGCAGTTTGGTGATGCACTGAATATCGATATTGACTTTGCTCAATTAGATAACTTCGGTAAAGCGCTAGCACCTTTCCGTGACTTAGGTATTAACTTTAACGCTGATGATTTCTCTAACTTAGGTAAGACATTTAGTGCAGAGATAATTGCTCAAGCTCAAAAGCTTAACGAGGAAAGAAGGGCACTGGCAGATCAAAACTTTGCTGATACTGTAGAAGGCGAGCAAGCTCGTATCGATGCTGTTGCTGATTTCAATAAGAAGCTGTATGATTTAGAAGAAGCAACTCGTAAAGCAAGAGAAGATGCGTTGCTAGGTAGACAAACTGCTGAAAACTTAGGTCAAGGCTTTGGTAAGTCTATCATAGATGCTATGACTGGCAGAGGAGACTTTGGTGAATCAATGGCGGCTCTGATCACAGGTAAACTAGAACAAGGTTTACAGGATCGGATTGCTAGTTTTGCTGAAGGTTTCTTAGATTCATTCTTTGAAGCATTCTCTGGTAAAGACGGTATTATGGGTGGTCTTGCTGATGCGCTTAAAGGTCCTGACAATAAAGAAAAGGACGGACTTAAAAGTAGCGGAGCTAGTTTATTCGATAGTTTTGGATCAGGAAGTGGTGAAGAAGGAAGTGCAGAAGGTGGTAATCCTGAAAAGGCGGCAACAGGTCTTGGAATGTTTACTGCTAAACTAGAAGAAAGTGTTGGTGGATTAGGCGGCTGGGTTTCTCAGACTCTTATGAACATTGCACAATTCTTTGGTTTATCTACTGCAACTACTGCTCAAACTACTACTGCTACTTTAAATGCAACTGCATCTACTGCTCTTGCAACAGCTATGGCAGTAGCAACTGGTGCGACAACTGCACTCGCGGCGGCTATGTCAGCGGCGGCGGCAACCTCTCTTCTGGGTTTCTCTACAGGTGGTTACGTTAGTGGTGCAGGTTCAACTACTAGTGACAGTATCCTAGCTAGGCTTTCTGATAAAGAGTTTGTTATTAACGCTAAAGCAACTAAGAAACATCGTGGTTTAATTGAAGCTATTAACAGTGGAAAAGACATCAGCAGACTACCCGGATTTAAAGATGGTGGTGCTGTAGACCTTTCTACTAGTTCAATGGCAGTAATGAGCGATGTTGCTTCTAGACCTTCTCAAGGCAATCAAACCGTTCAAAACATAAACATTACTGGTGATATCTCAAGGCAGACCAAGAAGGAAATCTTTGGTATGCTGCCAACGATAGCAACTGGTGTAAACCAACATAATAGAGAACAAAATAGATAAAGGAGAAACGGTATGGGAGCTTACACATTTCAAGGTCAAGAAATTGTTGCCCCATTCCGTCTCACTTCTAACGAACCTGTTTTTTCTGCGGACTCAATCAATTTAAAGACCCGTAAAATAAAACAAGGTGCGCAAAGATGGGAGATGGAATTTACGGTAGTAATGCAAGACCCGACTGAGACCTTCACTACTGCGGTGTCCACTTTCCATGACACAATAACTTTCACTATGCCTCAACTTAATGTTCGGGGTGAAACTATTAGTTCTGGCACATGCACTGACAATATAAATGTTAAAGGAGTTGAGGCTGCAAACGATGACGCTATAGTCATTGAAGGAATGGCCGCAGGAAGTACTATTGAAAAAGGACGATTTATAAAGTTTAGCAATCACGACAAAATCTACATGGTTAAACAAACTGCAACAGCGGATAATTTTGGTGAAGCAAGCTTAATCATATATCCAAGCCTTCGTAGTGCTTTAACTTCTTCAGTTTCATTATACTACAGAGACTCAGATCCGATTAATTTTAAAGGATATAGGGATATATCAAACGTACAAGGTATTACCTACACAGATGGAATACTGTCTGATATGGGTACAATTCAACTAATAGAGGCATTGTAATGAAAAATACTCCAAGTTCTATAACATCGGCACTAGTGACAGATGTTACTAACCCGTACCTTATACTGCAAATGGAGTTCGCTACTAGTACCGTACGATTAACCAGCCTACCTTATGATATTGTGGTTGGAGGTAATACTTACTCGGCTAATGGGGGTCTATCGGAATTAGAACCCCCTCGCCTTACTTCTGTTTTAGATAGAGAAGTATATAAGATTAAATTAGTGGACTTTGATGACACGTATAAAGGTTTATTCGATAACAACGCTCTTGGGACACTAGTAACCGTATCGTTAGGTATTGAAGGGAACCTAACAGATTTAGATACTCTCTACAAAGGACGTATCGACGGAATGACTATTGAAACTAATCCAGCAGAGGGTACCAAAGATGCCATTATTGAATGCGCATCTCCATTTGCGGCGCTAGATCGCACTAATGATAGACAAACTGATTCCAACACTCAAAGAAATATCGATTCTACAGATACTTCTATGGATCTCGTATATGCTGCGGCTAAAACAGTCGAAATAAAATGGGGTAAACAGTAATGATTTGGCAAATAATAATAGCAGTTGTTACAGCAGTGTTTACACTCACTAAACAACAAAAAATGAAAAAGAAGATGGAAGCAGAAGCGGATGCTCGAAAAGGGTTTAAAGCGACTGTTAAAGGGGAGCCTATCTCCCTGCCTATTCTTTATGGGCGTAATAAAGTAGGAGCCGTTGTAACTGCAGCTAAAACCTCTTCAAGCTATACTGCACCTAGTAGTACCCCTTCAGGTGCTGAAAAATGGGCATTAAGCGGAAACAACGGTCTTGCTTCAAGTATTAGTTTTTCGAAGGCTAAAAAGAGGCGTAATCAGTTTTTAACTGTGCAATACGCTATATGTCAAGACGGCATTAATAAGATTCAAGATATTGAAGTTGATGAGCAAGCATGGAATGCTAGAGAGCTTCAATTTGGGCAACGAATACATACTTACACAGAGGGAGGTACAGCCGACACTCTTGCTACTAGTAATGGCTTGTCATCTAGTAACAAATTTACAAAATGTGCATATGCTACTGGCGTGTTTCACCTAGACAGAGATGATCCTCAATACTACGGTATACCTTCAGTTTCTTTTTATGTACAAGGTAAAAAAGTACCTAATATTTCTAGAACAGGATCACCGGGAAGCTATGTTTATACATATAGCAGAACATCTAATCTTCTATATACTACTAATCCTGCATTAATCTTATTAGATTATATGACAGCTGATTACGGTATGGGATTAGCTACCTCTGATTTAAATATAGGGTCTTTCTTTGATGCTGCAGCAATATGCGGCAGTACTGTTAATCCCTCTAATGGCCTTGGTGCCATTAATAAACAAGGAAAAGTATGGTCTGGAACAGGGTATTATTCTTCAGGATATTCGCGTCTTAATGTAGGAACTCAATTCGGTAACAGCTATTTATCCCTTTCTGCTACAGGTAATGCTAGCGCACTAAATGTATATACTAACTTTAATAACGGCTCAGGGCCTTTTGTTGGTGGGCAGCCTTTAACCTTTAATACCGGAGGGGGAAATATCTACACTATTCCCCAAGATGCTTCGGCTGTAGGATCTTATAACTCTACTACAGAAAGATGGGATATTCCATTATCTAATGTAGTACCGGATAACGCACAAGTGCCTACAATAGGGACTAGTACCGAGCTTTCTACAGAAGAAATATCTATCGTAACAATTAGAGAAAGTTATAACACGGATGAGTTACCTTTATACGAATGTAACGTCACACTAAACCCTGCAGCACCTATAAGGGATAATGTAGATGAGATATTACTGAGTATGGGTAATGCGGATCTTATTTGGTCTGAGGGTAAATATAAGTTACAGCTTCAATATCCTTCTAGCCAAACTGTATTAAAAACAATAGCAGAGAATACTCTTGTTATTACTGATGATATACTTAAAACTTCCGCTATTAAAACAAGCTACCCGAGATCTACTGAGCGATTAAATCAGTGTACTGTAAGGTATAATAATGAGCAAGAAGACTTTGCTACGGCCACTGCAACTTGGCCCTCTAGCGGATCTACTGTTCACAACGATTACCTTACAGAAGACAGTGGTGTAGTGCTAAATGCTAGTTTAACTATTGGTGCAATTACTGACCCCTATCATGCTACAGCTAGGGCAGAGCAATTTGTTCGTGAATCTCGTAGATTAGTTATTTATGAATTTGAATGTTTTGCTGAAGCTTACAGTCTAGAACCCGGTGATTATATTAAGTTTAACTCAGAATTAAATGATTTAACTTCTGATTATGATACTGCATTAGTGACTGGCGTGGAGCTTACTGAGCAAATGACGGTAAAGATTGAAGCGGTAAGAACTAACGCAAGTGATCTTGCTTGGAATACAGAAGATGAAATATCTTCTCCTTATCCTGAAATTACTAGTTTTCTTACTTTACCACCAAGCATATCTAACTCTGCTATTTCAGAAGTACAGTTATCTAACGCAAGTATTACAGGCTACTATGTTGATGAAGAAAAACAAAGAGTCTTTTTAAGATGGGACGGAGATGTTTTTGGTACTCAAGTAGACAAATACTTAGTTGAGGTAAGGGAAAACGCAAGCACCAATGATGATAAATGGGTAACGGTAGGCGAAACGTCTAACGAGATTATATACCACGTACCCGGTAACCCTAATAATGATCAGTATTACCGTGTTAAATCAATCTCGCAGGGTGGTAGCAGATCTCAACCCTCTGCGCCTATAGGCCCTGTAGATGTTACAAGCATTAATTTAACAGAGGGCGTAATACCTGTATATGCTGACGATGCTACTGGTACAAATAAAAACCTAGCCAGACAAACCGGACAAGAGTTTGTTTTATTTTATGAGTGGACAGGGAGTGCACCCTCTGATGCCTATGGAATTACAGGTACTTGGGTTAAGTTTGTTGGGGAAGACGCAGATGCATTAACCTCTACGTCTAGTACAGCTAATGGAGTTACCACTGTTACCTTTAGTGACGGCACTAGTTTTGTTGTCAATGATGGTACTGATGGTACAGATGGAATTACTAAAGGCGTAACACCTATTTTTGCTAGTAATTCTAGCGGAGCTAACCAAAACTACACGCAAGGCTCTTTAGAGTATGTGAACTATTATGAGTACACTAATACTAAACCTACTTTACCTGTATCAGGGCTTACTTGGGTTAAATACATTGGAGAAGATGGCGACAGTGAAGGTGTAATACCTATATATGCTGACGATGCTTCTGGTACTAATGCAAGCTTTACTTTAGGTTCTCGTACTTTTGTAAACTTTTATGAGTGGACAGGCTCCGCACCTACTAGTGTACCCTCAGGTCTATCTTACGTTAAGTTTGTAGGAGAAGATGGAGAAACCGGAGGAAGTGTAAACATAGCCTTTACTCGTAGTAACACTACCCCACAAGCAACTGGCACAGGAACTTTGCCTACAGGCTCAGGTGTTACGTGGGTTGATGATGCTCCGACGGGTACTGCACTTTTATGGGCAGTAAACGGAAACTTAGCAAGCGGAGGTACTACTTGGTCTTGGGGAAATCCCTATCAGGTAGAAGGAACCGCTGTAGCAGAACTGTATGTGTTTAGAAGAAATGCTACCTCGTTTACTAATAATGGTTCGTATAACTTTGTTACGGGAGTATTAACTCCTCCTACTAGCTGGTCTACTACCCCTGTAGACCTATTGGCAGACGGAGACACAGTGTATGTATCATCGGCTTTAGTGACTGGAGGACCTACAGATACTTCCGTAACCCCCAGTTGGAGTACCCCTAAAGTTTATGCTCAAAGAACAGACGGAGAAGACGGAGAAGACGGTGCTGACGCTTTTAATGTAGTACTAGGCTGGACAAGTAGAGTTGTACCACGAGATGCTTCGGGTAACCCTGACCTTACAGGTACTGGTAACACGGTTACTTTGTACCGGGGTGGGGCTTTATACGGTAGTTTCAACGTTACCACTTCCTCAACTAACATTACAGCAGGTAGTCCCGGTTCGGGAAACCCCCTTTCTTATGGAGCAGCTACTAACTGGGGCAGTACAAGTGTAGATATCGCTACAATTGTGTATACTGTAACACCTGTTGTGAGCGGGGTTAACCAAGCAGCTATATCAGTTACAAGCACGTTTACTCTCGCCCCTGTTGGCGGGGTCGGTAATACAGGCTTTTTATTTGTAACTTCGTTACCTGCTGCTTCTGGGTATGAAGAAGGCCAAGTGGTTATTGTAGAAGCTTCTGCAGGTGCTGCACAGCAAGGTTATATTAAATCTGGGGCTCAAGGAGGAGGTTCTTGGGTAGCCAGAGACATAGTAAACCATGACATTATTTTTGCAGATGCAATTCGTGCAGATCAGCTAGAAATTTCATCAAGCACCGGCAGTAGCTCTGGTATATTTATGAATAGCACTGGTACAAATAATTCTATTGAAATATATGATGGTACTACTCTTCGAGTAAAAATAGGAAAACTATAAATACTTAGAAACACAGGGGGTACACCCGTGCCCCCCTTTTAACTTAACTCTTAACTTACCCATCTGAGGATCGGTACAGGAGAATAAAATGGCTAGAATCACAAATCCTACATCTAAGCAAAATATGGGACGGGATAGAATCAACTCTCCCTCAAAAGATGTAATCAAAAAATCGGGTACTGCGCTTTTCTCTATAATCAAAGGAGAGCAATTACACGTAACCATGACAGCCTCATGGCTGACTAACCTAAGTGGTTGTACTATAACTGCAAAGATTATTGAAGGTAACAACGACGGAGCGGGTACTGTACCTACAGAACAACGCGCCACCCCTGTTATCTCTACTCTTCCAATTTTAGACGCAACTACAACTGACAACGAATTCAAGTTAGTATTCCCAGATGACATTTGTGACACTTGGAGTACTCAGCCTACACCAGATAAGCCCGTATATGGTTTTGTCGGTGTGGAAATAGCGGATTCCGGATCAGGAGATCAACAGCAGAAGTGGAAACCAGTAAGAGGATTAGTGGAAATCTTGTATAGTCCAACGGAGGTAGTGTGATATGTATGATACTACTAACTATATCTTAAAAGTTGACGCACAAGATTACAACATCCAATTAGCAAGAACTGGTGGACAAGGATCAAAAGGTAACTCTGTTACTAATGCTACTATTGATGAAAACTTAAACCTGATAATCACTGTATCAGACAGTGCAGGTAATGTAGTAGAAACAATAAACGCAGGTAACATTACCCCCTCTCTAGAAGAGGTTAACTCTATCAACGCAATGACCGATGTGGCTATCACTTCTATCAATGACGATGATATCCTACAGTATGATGCAAGCGTTAACAACTTTGTTAACCACTCGCTCACTACAAGCAGGATCTCTGACGTAGACAACACTAACTTAGTAGACGGTGCTATGTATGTCTACAACGGAACTACTAACAAACACACTGCAACTACTCAAATTAACAATTCTAACACTACCATTACTGGAGGCTCATTCTAATGGCTACTAAAATTTTACTTAAAAAGTCCTTAACAGGTGGATCTGTACCTGTAGCTAACGACATCGATGCTGGCGAAATCGCGATTAACTTGGTTGATCGTAAAGTATATTCTAAAAACGGCGGTGGCGCTGTTATCCGCATGGACGGAGCATATGTATCTAGCTCTGCCCCAAGCAACCCTGTTGAAGGTGATATCTGGTACGATACCACTACCAACCTTCTCAAAACTTATAATGGGAGCGCTTTTGCTTCTGCGGGTTATCAAGCTATAGCGGCTTTAGAAGACACTACTATCACTTCTGTTGCTGACGGTGAATTCCTTGTCTATAATGCTTCTACTAGTAAGTGGATTAACGAGACGCACGCTGAAGCAGACGTACAAAAAGCATCTACCCTTGAAGCTGATGTTGAAGCTCTGTTCTCTGTAACTGATGCTGGTGGCGATGGCTCTTTGACTTACAGTGCTGGCGTATTTACTTACACTGGCCCCTCTGCGGCTGAAGCACAAGCCCACTTTACAGGAGCTACCGGCATTGATATTACTGCTGGTGCCGTATCTATTGATTTCGCTGAGTTTGATCTTGACAGCATTTCTGAAGCTTCTTCAAGCCCAACTAACAAGTATTTCACTGATGCTCGTGCTCGTGCGGCTGTATCTGTAACTGATGCAGGTGGCGATGGCTCTTTGACTTACAACAACACTTCTGGTGTTATTACTTACACTGGCCCAAGTGCCGCTGAAGTACAAGCTCACATTACTAACGGAACAGGCGTAACTGTTACTTCTGGCGTTGTAGCTATCGGACAAGCTGTTGCAACTACAGACAGTGTTACTTTTGCTAATCTTACTGTACCTACTATCGACGGCAACGGGACAAGCATTACTCTTGACCCTTCTGCTAATGGAGATAACTCTGGTGAAGTAATCGTTGCAGGTAACCTTACTGTAAACGGTACTACTACTTCTGTTAATTCTAACGAAGTAAATATTGGTGACGCAATTATCGTTCTTAACGCTGACGAGACTGGCACTCCTTCACAGGATGCAGGTATTGAAGTTGAGCGCGGAACTGCGGCTAACAAAACACTTAAGTGGAACGAAACGGATGATGCTTGGGATCTAGGCAACGAGACTATGCAAAACATAACTCTTGACGGCGGTTCTTACTAAGTTATAAAACAAAAGGGCACCTCTATATAGGGGTGTCCTCTTTTCAAAAGAAAACGGAGGCCACATGGCTACTACAATTAAACATAAAAGATCTAGTGTTTCAGGCAACGTTCCTGCGACAAGTGCAATAGAAGTTGGTGAACTTGCTATTAACTTTGCAGATCAAAAAATTTATACTAAAACAGCAGCAGGCTCGGTAATTGAGTTATCACCTACTGATGAATATGCCCCTCTTGCAGGTGCTACTTTTACAGGCGAAGTTATAGCGCCTGAATTTTCCGGAGATATTACCGGTGCTATATTATTTAAAGGACAAGCGGGAGAAGCACTGACAAAAGGTGACCCTGTTTATATTTCAGGAATTAGCGGAAATACTACTATAGTTAGTAAAGCGGACGCTAATGATGCAAGTAAAATGCCTTGCTTTGGAATTGTAGACAATAATACCAACCTTAATGCTGCTTGCTCTATAGTTACTTTTGGCACTTTAAAGGGATTAGATACGTCCTCATTCTCTGAAGGAGATGAGCTGTATATATCTGATACTGCTACCCTGACTACTACTCCTCCTACAGGAGAGTCTTCTTTGCTTCAAAAAATAGCAAAAGTTACAAGATCTCATGCTTCTACGGGGAGCATCAAGGTTATGGGTGCAGGTCGCACTAACGCTACTCCCAATCTTAATTCTGGTAATATTTTTTTAGGTAACGGATCAAACCAATCGGTTGCTACTTCTTTATCAACAGCAGTGTCTACTATCTCTGTCCCGCTAGCAGGCGGTACTATGACAGGGCAACTAGTTTTAAACAACACTGATTCCCTTAAACTTTCAGCAGGGACAACAGCGCAACGAGACTCCAGCCCTGCAGCAGGTTCAATTAGATATAACTCTACTACAAGTAAATTCGAAGGGTATACTACAGAGTGGGCAGATATTGGTGGCGGAGGCAATGCAACCCTTTCTCTTACTAGTTTTACAGGAAATGGTTCAGCTGTTGACTTTACGTTAAATAGCAACCCACAAGAAGATAACACTCTTATCTATATCGACGGTGTTTATCAAAATAAAACTAGCTACAGCATTAATAATAGCATATTGACTTTTTCTGCTGCTCCAGACAACGGTGCAATAATTGAAGTTACTGTACCCGGCCTTGCACCTATTGAAGAATACACTCTTTTTAAATTAAACCAATTTACAGGGGATAACTCTACTACCCAATTTACTTTATCTGGAACAGTATTAGAGAATAACACTAATGTTTATTGGGATGGTGTATATCAAAGCAAGTCAAACTACTCTGTATCTGGAACTACTCTAACCTTTTCAACAGCACCTCCTACTGGGGTTTCGATTGAAGTAATGGCAGGGGAAAGCACAGTAGTAACTATGACCCCTGATGATAACACAGTTACCACTGCTAAAATAGCAGACGGGGCAGTAACTTCTGCTAAGTTAGGTGCAGGCGTAGGCGGCGCATTTAATGACTTTGCTATTAAAACAGGAAACTATACAGCAGTCACTCGTGACCAACTTATTGTTAATTCGAGTAGTGCAGTAACTATAACGTTACCTGCAAGCCCAAGTGCGGGTAATGTGGTATTTATAAAGAATGCCGGTGCAGGTACAGTAACGGTGGGCCGTAATGGTTCAAACATTAATTCAACAGCAGACGATGGTGAACTCATAACAGATGCAGCGGCAACTCTTGTTTATGTTGATTCAACAATCGGATGGAAGGAGATATAAATGGCTATTAAATTAGGCAGTAGAGACGATTTAAACCGCGACCCAGCAAAGATGCAAAGATTTATTGCAAGGTATGGGCAAGCAGGTATTTACGCAGGTGGGGTCTTTAAGGGGCTTTATGATACACAGTGGGTTTTACGCAACGATGCTATTACTAGCTTTATAAATACTAATGCCGTAGCTAACACGCCTAGAACAATTTACAGCGTAAGTGGAAAAGGCGGTTCGTTAATATGGGCTTTTTCAAGCCATAGCGCGAGTTCGACAACTATGGTTACTACTTACACTATTACGGTTGACGGTGTAGCCACTACATTTAACTTAGGGACGCAAAGTAGTAATTACTCAAGAGGCATAATAGGAAGCCCCGCAGCATTTATGAATGGAACTACTGACATTGCCGGAACAGCTCCCGCTAACTCTTATATTTATGGAAAATCTGGTTCAAGCGCAGCTGGCGGTATTGTTAACAACAACTCTTTTTCATATTCTCAAGGCAATACGTCTGGGTTATATATTGTATTAGCGGGATTAAATCAGCCTATGTTAAACCCACAGGCTTGTACCCGTTTTGAAAATAGTTTAACAGTAAGCGTTACTGTCAGCCAACCGAATTCAGACTCTGGGGGGCGAGAAGCTGGCTGTCTTGTTCTGCTAGACGATTAAGGAGAAAATAATGACTACCCCCATAAGCACAACAGTATTAGACAACGGCCTGACTAGATTTCAGTATGATGGTTGGTATGAAGATAAGATGGTCAATGAGGCTGTTGAGCCAACTACCGCTGAGATAGAGGAAGATGCCCGTCAGTGGCGTGATGGCGAACGAACACGCAGTGACATAGCAGCCACAGTTTCCGACTACCCCAACGCCGAGGCTATCCTAGCTTATCGCCAAGCCATACGAGACTGGCCGACAA